CTATACCCTACATAAGCCTCAAACCCTGTAAACATGGGCATTTCAGACAAGGGTACCGTAATCATCTAGCCACACCCTTTCCATACCCTATAACCTTACTAAAACATAAAAGTTTACTCATTTGCCATGCCCTGCCCTACCCTGTAAACAAATCCTTCTGTTTAGCTTTATCCGCTTTCTTATTCCACTTAGGGTCATAAGACTTTCCATCATCTCCGATGTACTCATGAGAGTAACATATTCTCTCTGTATCCAAAGATAAATGATGCCAAAGTTCTTTTTTACTTCGCTTTTGCGACTTAGCTCTATCTTTTAAATTCGTTGCAGTCGCTCTCCATAGATCACTGTTTTGTCTATACTCACCCATTCTTAAATGTGCGGTCTTGGAAAAGTAACGGTAGCCTTCTTCGATAAATAAATCTGCAACAGCATTGGAAAAGCGTACTCCAATGCCTAGCCCTTGAAAGTCAGGCAATATAACAGTCCTACATTCACGCCATTTATTTCTTTCATCGCCTTCATAAAGAGGGGGAATACGACCCGGCAAGCTAATCGCTGATGCGAAACCAATCAATTTGTTCTCCCATAGACAACAATAACAGCGTACTGCATTAGGTATCTCTGCTGTTAGATAGTGATGTTTCGCAAACATTGACCACAAAGATTTATCGCATCGGTATACTTGAAATTGTATAGATTGCCGATGATACCCCCTTTTTAGCTCTTGCGTGTCAGTACAGTACACCCAATCAGGCTCAAGCCATGTGAGTATATCTTCGTGACATGTTGCTAAAACAATGTTTTTCAAACCTTTTCTTTTTACATACTTTGATAGTGCTACGGAGCAACTCTTAGCGGTATCTCTGTTAACCACGGAAGTATATTCGTCTATCACTGCGTTATCTTTTAATTTGCGAGCCAAGTCTGCTCTGAACCCTTCGCCATTAGATAGGACATGTCGAGGCTTTGCCCATGTTGGTACTGTGTTCAGTCCTACAGCACCAAGTCTTTGTATAGCGTCTTGCTCTGATGCAAAATGTGACGCTACCGACCTATCTTGCTCCCAAGTCAGCGTTTCCTCCTCTCCAAAGCGTTTAAGTAGGGTTGACTTACCGCTACCGCTTGAACCAAAGATAACGCCAATACTAAAACCTTCTTCGATGTTAGGCATATTGGGTACTTCAAACCTTGTCGTGCCATCGAACTCATAGTCAAAGTTTTGATAGATAGTTTTATCTAAGTCCGTGAGCTTAACCTTTGATACCAATGTTTGTTGTTCTTGGTCTTTAAATATGTTGTTCATAGCTTATATATAAAAGTATATTTACCTAAAGTTTCCGTGTAATGTGCTTCGCCATCCTCAAGTGCTTTAAGTAATCTTTTTGCGTATGGCTTTAACATACCATCAGCTTGCGGTTCTGTGTCACCAAACAAGACACCTTGATCTTTATGAAATTTAGGTGGCTTATATTTAGTTCTGATGGTTTTATCGTGATAAAGCTTATCACCCCAACGAATAACTTTAGCACCCTTAGATTCTTCAACAAGCTCCCAATTAGATGCTTTGTAGATAGTTCCTGAATGTCCGTATTGTTTGTCTGCATAACTTACAAGCACCTTGCCATTCCATATTTTCTTTAAATCTCTAATAGTGGCACCAATAAAAAAACTTTCTGCATTTTTGGGTGTTTCATCAACACAACATAATCTTCTCAACTCCAAAACATCTTGCTCATTGTCTGCAAATTTTTTCCATTGATTAGCCATTGCCATGCCTCCATAAAATAAAGCACCCTGCATGTTCATATTGCTGTCAAACAAACCATAATGATAAGATGATTTGCAACCGTTGATTGATTTCGAATAATGCCACCGTTCAATAAAATCCTTAATTTCGTTTCTTTGCATTCTTTTAATAGACCAACCCTCCAAAGCCATTAAAATACCAACTCCTCGTCTTTATTCTCTTCAATGTCAACGAGGCTTACATCGTATAACTTCCTGCCATTACTCTTTCTTGGTATGACACCTCTGTCTGTTAATACTCTTGATGCATCTTTAAAGTCTATGTTTCTAGGATTGCGTATACCCATTGCTCTTAGCATGTGTGTTAGTTGCCAACCTTTCTTCTCAGAATCCAACGCATCAAACTCCACATGATGCAAGATTAAATCCTCAACTGCACCTTGGGTTCTAAATCCTTCATTGGATTCTTGTAACATATCTCTTTCTTTGTGATCCAAATACCAATTCTTTTCACCTGCTTTATATAACTTAACTTTAACCTCAGCCCACATTTGTTGCATGTCGATACCGTGATGTGGATTGATGTCTTTGACTTTCAAACACCAAAAGCGTCTGTTACCACTACCGTCAGCTA